AAATGTTCATGTTCCGGCTTAATTGCTCTAAGTTCTTTGACCATACCGTCTCTAGGTTTCTTCATAGAATTGAATCTGTATAAGCTCTTCTGGATTGATCTAAGAATGGGTAGCCCTTCACACCAATAGTCCATTGATACTGCTATTTGATGACACATATAGTTTTCTTCTTCTGGTGATAAATGTAGGGCTGAAATATTGAAACCACCTCTCATTGCTTTATCCAAACTCCTAATCATCCTGAATCCATGTACTTTACACTCGTAAAGTTCTGTGGAGCAAGGGGTCAAATCAACCAATCTAGTAAACCTACTATATTTCAGTGCCATACCTAATCCAGTTGCATCAGTTCTAGGATCGCTAAAAACAGCTCCTAATCCGCCCAATACTATGTTCCTATCTATCGGTTGTATTGCTGCTGCTACATCATCTGCACATGTTGAACTTACTATTTCAATTCCTAAGATTTCAGCTACGAAAGAGTTGTAAGCATCCATTGCCAAGGTGTTATTCGATGATGTCTGCCTTGATCCTGAGAAAAGAGTGGCTATAACTTCTACCAATAAGAGTGTATTCCTACTTAAATCTTTAAGTTCCAACCATTGCGTTTTGTTCATGAAATGGTTAAATACTTCCATTGCTGGTACGTGATGTATATATCCTTTAGCACAGATGAATCTGATTACCTCTGTCATTGGCGCTTTAGTCAGTGAGTTTTCACTTCTATCCATGCCTGTTACATCCATTGTAATCCCAAGAGTATAACCTTTCTGTTTCCAGGTATTAAAGACTTCACATTTTTCCTCATAGGTCTTGCCTATTCCCCAGCTCTTTAGGTTCTTAGATAATATCTGTTCTACCCTCTCTATGATAGGACCCATTAAATACTTTTCCTCAGGAGGTGGCGTAGCAATAGTTCGAACTTTATCATTGAGTTTCTGAACCTCAATCTTTCCCATCATACCGTATATAATCTTATCTACCGTGAAAATCCCCATATCATCCATGAATTTCCTAACCTCTAATTGCTGATGATAAGTTAATCCATTGTACCATATTTCCCTTGAATATTCAAAACCTACAAAATAGGTTAATAGCTTGGGTATATACTTCTCAAACAAATACTTAGAGAATACTGTAGCTGTATGCAGATTAATGGAATTGGTAGGTTTCATATGTCTTATATAAGCAGACAATAAATTTATATTATCTTTCTTATAGACTATTGAATGGTCATCATAATTTTCTGGTACTGGGTGTATCATTTTAGCACCCCCAACTTTTGCTTCAGCTGGGACAAAAACTGGTATTTGGATAACTTCTTTGAAAGGTTTAAGGGCTATATCCTTATAGTCCCCTCGTATTGACACTACATTACTATTGGTCCAATCACCTAAATTAGCATTATAAACTTCTTCTGGTACTGTTGATGCATTCAATATAACATTAATCATAGGTTTACGGAGCTGTTTTGTAAAAGTACTTAAGAGATTGATCCCTTTGGTTTTATTAGCTATTTCATGATTATGCATAAGCCAATCATTAGCTGCAGTATTTGCCATGGTATGCTTATCATGCTCACTTAATCTGGTTCCAAAAACTTTGTTTGCCCAATCCTTAAATGAAAAGATATCAAAACCTGCTTTTATGCTACCTGATTTAACCTTATTTAGGGCTTCTACCAATAATGAATCTGTTAGTTTCCGGACTGAAAAGGCGCACATTAAAGATTCATGGAGTATATCCTCTACTAAAGCTATAGCAACCCTAGGCACATTAGTCTTTCTAGTG